CGCCTACAGGCAGAGCTAATCGAAGCGAAGGAAGATGCTTCCTCATGGCAAAAGCAATCTGATAAGGATGTGGACTTGTTGAATAAGGAAATTGAAAAGAACGCCAAGCTGCGAGAGGCTTTGAAAGAAGCAGAAGAACAAGGACTGAAAGAGCCAGATAAGATGGACAGGGTATTATCCATTTTACATGAAGCACTAGCACACAGTATGACTGATAAATGGATACCAGTAAGTGAGAGGTTGCCGGAACCGTATCGTTCGGTTGAACTATTTAGGCCAGAAGAAGGGGCTGGAGAAGATCAAGTTTTGATAGGGTATTATAGAAAATTACAAAAAGGCTTTTATTCAGATGAGCTTGAAGAAATTATTGATGGCGTAACACACTGGATGCCACTACCTGAACCACCGGAGAAGGAATGATGGACTGTTCACGATGTGGAAAACTACAGGCCGCACTTGAGTTTGCTAATTTTGTAGCTGACGATCAGAGAGCAAGGAAGGCCGGGCTGCGAGAGGCTTTGGTTGGTGTTTTGCAGGTAGCTTGTGACGGTGATGAGTGTTCTACGCTTGAAGAATATCAAGAGCTGTTAAATAAGATTGCTGGTATTTCAGTTAAAGTACTGGCAGAACAGGAGGATGAGTGATGAGAACAGTTGAAGAACAGGCAGCCCGGATGCTGGATATTCTGCTGTCCTGTAACAGTAATGAGGAAGCCATGCAGCACCTCAGGAACGCCCTTCAGCTTGCCTATGAGGACGGTATGAGGGCCGGGGTGCAGCATTTTGGGGAGTTGTGTGCTACCCACTTCTCTGTGGCCGCTTGGTTGGCTCCCCCCGTCAATGAGGAGAGTCAACCTCACTGTTTTGGCTGCTTCGTGGATAACTTGGAAGTTGCCACCCGACGACAGATGATTGAAGGTTTGATTAATCTTGGCAAGTTGCCACCCGACGCCTTGGAAAATTTCAACAAGGCAATTGCAAACAAATAAGCTAAGTTTTTGATTTTTCAACTGAAAAATTTTTTGTTGACAATGGGGCGAAGCTATGTTCAAATTCGCTCGAAATATGAAATTTTTTCGATTAACAGGAGCTAACCTATGGGCGATGATCTCATCGAAGCACAGAAGAAACTACAGGACTACCGGGTACGGATACTAGCTGGAGAGGTGATACCTCCCGAAGAGCTGGCTGGTGCTCTGGATGAACTCAGGGAAGCCCGGCAGACAGAACTGCTGGTGACTCCCCGTAAGAAAGCAACAAAGAAGAAGGTGAACAAGAGTGCCGAGAGCTAAACAATACGAGAACTACCCCCAAGGGTTCTTCGAGCTGTTCCGTAGGGCTATTAAGAAGCCCATCACTATCACTTGTGAGAGTGAAGCGGCAGCCAAGAACATGAGAGGAGAGCTGTATGTTTTCCGTAGTGTCCTGTACAAAAATGCGGGCAAAGCCCCACTATTAGCTGCTAACGCAACCAACCTGCAATTCAGTATTGACGATAATCGGTTGACTATCGGTCCCAAGAAGATCACCCGGGATTCTGTAATTGAGCAGGCACTGAAGGAGAATGACCATGACAGCACAGAAACTTCCTATTAACGGGTCGGGTCCGGGGGAACTGGAGTTCCCGCTAGCGATCGACAGCACCATGAGAGGGGCTTTCTCGGCGTGTCCGCAGAAGTTCTTCTGGGAATTTATGAGGCATTTGCAGCCTAGTCTGGTGAGTGTGCATCTGCACGCCGGGGCTGCCTATGCGAAAGGGTTGGAGGTGGCTCGGAAAGCCTACTACGGGGACGGTGTCTCCGCTCAAACAGCGAAAGGCTTGGGGGGCAAGGCGCTGATTGAGGAGTATGGGGAGTATGAGCCACCTTCCAATAGTCCAAAGACGTTGGAGGGTATGTTGGGAGCTTACAGCTTCTATCTGGAACAGTTTCCATTCGAGACTGATACCCTCACTCCGTTTCGTGGGTCGGATGGTGTAGAATTCTCCTTTGCGCTACCCATCCCCGGTACTGCCCATCCAGCTACGGGCGAGCCTATCCTGTATATGGGCCGCTTTGATATGTTGGGTCAGATCGGTGGCGATCTGTGGGTTGTCGATGATAAGACTACTCAAGCCTTGGGTCCCAGCTGGAGTAAACAGTGGGACTTGAGGGGGCAGTTTACCGGTTATTGCTGGGCTGCAAGGGAATACGGATACGATGTGAAAGGAGCCCTGATTCGAGGGGTTTCGATTCTAAAGACTAAGTTCGGTCATGCACAGGCTCTTACTTACAGGCCTCAGTGGTTGATTGATTCTTGGCTGGAACAATTGGCTCGTGATGTGAACCGGATGATTGCTCTCTGGGAAGAAGGCCATTGGGACAGAAACTATGATGGTGCTTGTGTAAGTTATGGCACTTGCCAATTCCACACGCTTTGCTCAGTACCAGAACCTGAACGCTGGGTAAAGGCAGATTTTGTGGAGAGACAATGGAACCCCTTGGTAGGGGAACGCAAACCAAAGGAGAACGCAGCATGAGAATCTCATTCGCAGAAAAGAAGCGAAGTTTAACTCAAGCCTTTAATCTTTACTCGGAGAACTTTATCTCTATGGAAGCTCTGACCAAGATTACAGGCTACAGCCCGCAGCAAATTAAGATGACCCTGAACAAGATGTCTGATGTTGTTGATGACAACAAACGGCCTCGTGGGTATCAGCTGAAGGTTAATTTTCCGCACAGTAGTCGGTCGCATAATCGCTACCCGGCCAAGCGGAAGCAGGTTTCATCCTACAAACCCAAGAAGTTTCCCAAGAAGTCTGAAGTTGAGGCTCCAGTAGTTCAGAAGAAAGACTTGACTACTCAATTGGACTTGGTGATTGGGGATGTTCTCATGCTCGCTGACAAGTTGATTACTATGAAAGATGAACTTGAAACCCAGCGAGAGACAATCCGTAAGTTGAAAGAGGTGATCTAATGGCACTACCCGGAGCGAATGTGATGCTAGTTGGGGCTACTGGTACGGGTAAAACGTACTCGGTTCGTAGCCTGCTTGATTCTGGTGTGAAGGAGGTTTTCATACTCTTTACCGAACCCGGAATGGAAGTGGTGGGCGATATTTCTTGCGATAAGGGTCTTCACTATCATTACATTCCTCCGGCTAACGCCCCGTGGACTGCCATGATTGACTCGGCCAAGAAGATTAACCAGTTCGATCAGGCAGCACTGAGTAAGCTTACCGGTATTAACACGAAGAACTATGCACAGTTTATTGAAGTACTCCAGTGTTGTAATAACTTTACCTGCGACCGGTGTGGTAAAGAGTTTGGAGACATTTCCAGCTGGGGTACTGACAGGGCCTTTGTATTGGATTCACTCAGTGGATTGAATGTAATGGCTATGGATTTGGTGGTAGGTAGTAAGCCAGTCAAGAGTATGGCTGATTGGGGTATTGCTATGGACAATCTTGAACGTCTCATACAAAAACTCACTACCGACACCAAATGTCACTTTGTCATGATTACCCATCTCGAACGGGAACATGATGAAGCGACTGGAAGCACACAGTTAATGGCAAGCACCTTGGGTAAGAAACTAGCACCCCGGATGCCCCGCTTCTTTTCTGATGTGGTTCACGTGGTAAGGAAGGGCGATAAATTCAAGTGGTCAACGTCAACGTTGAACGTAGATTTGAAGGCCCGGAATCTACCACTTTCAACCGATCTCGAACCCAGCTTCAAGGAACTCATAGCTGAGTGGCTGAAGCATGGGGGAGAGATTATTTAACTACCAACGTAAATCCGTAATGGATAACGAGGAAAATAGAAATGGGTACATTTGATCCAGAAAGTTTTTTGACTAACACAACTACTGAAGAAAGTTCTACCAAACGCATCCCACTGGAAGCCGGTGAATATGTAGGTCAGATTACCAAGCTCAGAGCTGGTACTACCCCGAACAAGGGTATTCCGTTTCTTGAGGTGATCTACAAGATCGAACACCCCGAGCTGGCATCCGAGATGGGTCGTCCTGCATCTACTGTCCGTCAGACTGTCTGGTTGGACTTGGATGAACATGGCGATCTGGACATGGGTCCGGGTAAGAATATTACTCTGGGCCGTCTGCGTGATGCTGCTGGTCAGAATGTGAGTGGTGAGCCTTGGAGCATTGCGTCTCTGGAAGGTGCAACCGTGACCGTTCGTGTTGTCCACAATCCGGACAAGAACGACCCTGAAGTAGTTTACGAGGAAGTCAAAGGCGTTTCTGCTCTGTAATCTCCCGCAGAGCAGTTTTGGGGACGGCTGGGGGTGAACTCTTAATGGAGGAAGCCGACGAATGACCCAGCCTTCCCTTTTTTTGGCTCTGTCCCTTTAGTGCCTAAAGCCGGTATATGGCCAATGAGTTAGTGGGTTCCGGTCAGAGCCACCCTTTTTAGGAGCTAATTATGCCAGTTGTTTATATGACGCTTGAAGAGGCCCGGGAAGTTTTAGCGGCTCTGGAACATGGGTCTATACCAGTTCCCTTGAATGTACTGGATGCGTTTAAGAGTGAAATTGCCAAGACAGAAAGGTGGAAACATGAAGAAGAGGATTCACATCAACAAGCACAACTTGACCTTCAACCGGAAACAACCGGCACAGGAGAGACGCCCGGTTCTAACAGTGAAGACTTATAAGGGTAACGTGTACGGCTATGAAAAAGTCGAAATTCAAGGGCCCTCGGAACTTGTATATAGGCCAGAAAATCCCCTTTCCTGTGGAGCGGTGGCGTGGATTGAAACACAGTCCCCGGTTATCGTTGATGGGGAGGAAAGCCTATGACCTCATCGAACGAGAATACGGATTCAGTCAAGATACCTTTGTGGATAGCCGCCATAAGCGTCTCATTGATGTTGTACTCCGCGATCTTGTCTACTCTGTACTTGACCCAACGAGCCTCGTTGGGAGCCGACACGGTAAGCACGGTCGTGACCCAGACACAAAGCTTTTGCCTGAAGAAAAATCAACACAGTCTGTCAGTGACTCTGATTGGTGGTGAGTTAGCTGCGGTCTGTTACAACGAAAGGATTCTTGCTCCGCGTGTTCGGGGTAAGAACCGTAACCTGAGGAAAGGAACATGAAACCAGAAGACTTTAGCGGCCCGATTTGGGATAACGATGAAATGATTCGCATGACTGCACTGGCACATACGAATGGATATTCCGAAGCCAAGAACTTTGCTCTGACTGGAATGGCTACTTGTATCAAGGAGATAAATATAATAGCTGCAAAGAATCAGGGTGATGTTGATACAATTTTGAAAGCCTTGATTGATAATCTGAAAGCGTATGCTGAAGAGCTTGCAGTTTCGGAGAGTAAAGATGCTGACACCTTCTACCAGAAAGCTGTAGAAAAGGCGGCTGCACAATGCCATACAAAGTAACCAAGCTTATCTCGGTAGAGCACAGCCCTCTGTCGTCCGGGGACCCCGAGGCTAATTGGTGGAAGGCTACAATAGAACTTGAAGGTAAGCCGGATGCTACGATTGAGTGGTATGTGCAGGGTGCCGAGTCTCACGTGAAGGAGAATCTTCGCAAGAGGCTGACTAAACTGAATGGTCGTACCGGGGGAAAGGTCGAGTGGGGTAAGTTCAAGACATAAAAAGGGGGGCGTTTTACCGCCCCCAACGCAACCACAAAGGAGAAACCATGCCATAGGCAGGACCTTCACCTTACCACCAGATTCTAGGAGATACAATGGCTAAAGTAGGAGGAGTTGGGCCACAACCCGCCAAGATTATGATTGTCGGGGAGTTTCCCAAGGCTGAAGAAGAGCGGGCAGGACAGCCTTTTGTAGGTGCTGCGGGTCAGGAGTTGACCCGGATGCTGCACGACGCCGGTATTGACCGGGAGGAGTGTCGCCTTGTCTACGTGACCAAGTACCGGCCTGTCGGGAATAACATAGGTACTTTTTTCTACTCCAAGGCTGAAGCCAAGAAGCTGGGTCTTGCCCCCCTTGCCGGGAAATTTCCAAAGAGGGAGCTTCAGGAAGGCTTGAAATCTCTGGCCTTGGAATTTTCGATTACCAATCCGAATGTCGTGATTACCTTGGGTGATACGGCTTTGTGGGCCTTGACTGGACTGGAGGGAACTACCAGTTGGCGGGGTAGTATTCTGAATACTGAGTTGGAATCTCTTCCGAGGAAGTTCAAGGTTGTTCCCACGTATGACCCTGAAGCTGTCTTGCGTATGTGGAACTGGCGGTACGTTGCTGTTAATGATTTACGGAGAGCTAGAAATGAAGCTGAGTCACCTGAGATACCTGACCCGGGTTGGAGGTTTATCACGGCCCCTACTTACTCTGAAGTTACTAATGAACTACATCGAATTAGAAGCCAGAGTAGGTTGGTGGCTGCTGATATTGAAACTAACAAAGGTCATATTACCTGTATCGGATTATCAGGGTTCGAGGGTGAAGCGGTTTGTATTCCGTTTGTACATTCGGGCAACCAGCCGTATTGGACTGCTAAAGAAGAGTTTGCAATCGTACTACAACTGAAAGAGATTCTTACGGATAAGGCCAAGGAAATCGTCTGGCAGAATGGGCAGTATGATGCTCAGTACCTTGCCAAGTGGTGGGGTTTCCTGCCGTCGATCGACTTTGACACGATCATTGCTCACCACACTTGCTTTGCCGGGTTACCCAAGTCTCTGGATTTTCTTTCATCTCTATATCTACCGTATCACCGGTATTGGAAAAATGAACTGAGAGCCCAACCCGATGAGGTTGTATGGGCCTACAATTGTAAGGATGCGGTTATTACTCGTGCACTGGTAGAGCCCTTGAAGGCTACAGTTGCGGCCTATCGACTGGAAGAAGTGTTCAAGACCCAGATGAGTTTGAATGGGCCTACCCTACAGATGATGCTGCGGGGCGTGGCGATTGACCATGCTCAGACTCCTAGAGTATTATCTGAAGTAGAGGGCAAGATGGAAGCTGAGGAGCGGTTTTTTACAACCGCCCTCGGCCATCCTTTCAATCCAAGGTCGAACCCTCAAATGCAGACCCTCCTGTATACAGACTTCAGCCTCCCGGTTCAGCGAAATCGAAAGACCGGTAAGCCCACTTGCAATTCAGACGCGCTTAAATCCCTTGGCCGGAAGGAGCCGATACTCAAGCCTGTTCTGGATAGCATTGTACGTTTCAAAGAGTTGGGGGTGCTGAAGTCTACTTTTCTTGAAGCTAAGCTGGATACTGACAATCGAATGCACTCCAGCTTTTCTATTACTGGCACTGAGACTTACAGGTTTTCTTCTTCGACTTCTGCATTCTGGAATGGTTTGAATATGCAGAACATTCCACCGGAGTTGCGATACCTGTATGTACCAGATGCCGGGTATATCATTGTTGATTGCGATCTTGATCGGGCTGACTTACAAGTTGTTGTCTGGGAAGCTGACGACCCGGAGTTAAAACAGGTTTTAAGGGAAGGGGTAGATGTTCACACAGAGAATGCAAAGACAATCGGGTGTACGCGCCCTCAAGCAAAGGCCGGAGTTCATGCCACCAACTACGGTGCTAAACCGAGGACACTCGCAACTACGCTGGGCATTACCGTTAAGGAAGCCGAGGCTTTCCAGAAGCGGTGGTTTGAAGCGCACCCGGGTATCAAAGAGTGGCACCAGAGGACTGAAGAGGCTCTCTGGGCTAATCGTATGGTTGCCAATCGGTTTGGGTATCGTCGGTATTATTTTGATCGGGTAGAGGGGCTGCTTCCTCAAGCTCTGGCGTGGGTCCCCCAGTCTACAGTTGGAATCGTTACAAACTTGGGTATGCTCAATATCCACAAAAAACTTCCGGAAGTTCAGCTACTTATACAGGTCCATGACAGTTTGGTAATGCAGCTCCCGGAGGATAGAATAGAAGAGTTGCTCCCCCAAGTAATCGACTGTATGAAAGTCACTGTACCCTATGACGACCCATTGGTTATCGGGGTTGGGGCAAAAATTTCCCCTGTGAGTTGGGGTGACTGCGAGGAGTATTCTGTATGAGCTTGAAAACAACATCATGTGAACCCGCACTATGGTCATATGCTAATGTTACTACTGAGGTTACTACTGTGGGGGTTACTACTGTTGAGGTTACTACTACTATAGGTACTGCTTCCTCTGTTGTTACAGCTCCTTTCCGTATGTATGTGGGGGTCGATCTTGCTGGAGAGGTCATAACTATTACTGAACTCGATTGGGAAGAAGAACCTGTAGAGGCGAAGGAAGAACTTGGGTGCTGGTGGTGAGAAAAACACAGGATTTCATGCAGACTTACATGGAGTATTCGGATGCGTCTGAATCTCCTGACAGCTTTCACAGGTGGACCGCAATCGGTACTGTGGCCGGAGTGTTACGCAGGCGGTGTTGGATAAATCAGGGCCGGTTTCAATGGACTCCTAATTTTTATCTTATCTTCGTAGCTCCCCCGGGAATCGTACAGAAGAGTACGACTATTGGCTTTGGGCTTGACTTGTTGAAGCAGGTGAAGGGTATTCACTTTGGGCCGGATTCCTTGACGTGGCAGGCAATGGTAGAAGAAATGGCTGGCATTCAGGAGAACATGAATATCGGTGGCATTGTCGGCGCATTCTATCCCATGAGCTGTGTAACGCTTGGCATTTCAGAGTTGGGTACCTTGCTGGACACAGAGAACAAACAGATGATTGACATTATGGTTGACCTCTGGGATTCCCCGCAGAAGGAGTGGCGGAAGAAAACCAAGACGCAGGGGGAGGACCGGATTGTGAATCCTTGGATTAACATGATGGCTTGCACAACCCCCAAGTGGGTCGGGGATAATATGACAGGTCAGACTATAAGCGGTGGCTTCCTCAGTCGCTGCTTGTTTGTTTATGGGGAAGAGAAAAGAAAACTTATCCACTTACCCAGTCAGTTTGTTGCAGCTCACCATGATGAATTGAAAGATGCCTTGGTATCTGATCTGAGACATATCGCCCAGCATATCAAGGGAGAGTATCACTATCACCGGGATGCTATTCAATGGGACCGGGAGTGGTATGACAGACATAACGCTCAGGATTTTTCACACTTGGCTTTCACTATGGTTAGCGGGTATATCCAGAGAAAACAAACTCATATTCACAAGACGGCTATGGTCTTGGCTGCTACCCGACGAGATGAAATGGTTATCATGAAAGAGGACTTGATTACAGCAGAGAGAATGGTTACAGACTTGGAGGAAGATATGGAAAAGGTTTTTGGTCAGATGGAGATTCGTACCTCGTCAAACATGAGGTATTCAGATGATGTGGTAACCCGGGTACGGTATCACAAGAAGATTAACAAGCAGGCTCTTTATCGCGATATGTTTGCCCGGAAGAAGATGAGCAAGAATGATTTCGACACGATTGTGAAGAGTGCGATCGCTGCTGGTGAGATAGAGCAGGTGGGCACTGATCTTATTTGGGTAACTCTACAGTCGGGAACAACTCCTCAATCCGGCGGTACTCCTTTCGTAGGCCCCGTTCAACCGGGCGACCCAGCTCCCGAGAGCGAATCCGGCGTTTACGTTCGCGAAGGGACCGCCTCAACGTCTTACCTGAAATCCTTAGTCTACGGTCCGGTACCCCGGCGTTGAAAATCTTGATTGATTTACGAATGTCAGCTATGGCTTCCCTGTCGTTGATACGATAGGCGTGGGCCATTTGATTAAGCAGCAGGTTACGCCGGGTCATGATGTATTCTTTCATGTCCTCTTGGAAGGCACGTAGTTCGTACCGTTCATTCAGGCGTGTAGGAGTAAAGCCCAGACCTTGAGCTACCAGCTCTGCCATGTGGCTTGTGTTGTTGGGGTTGAACTCGGCAACTTGTCCGCCCCCTCGGAACTCTTCAGCTCCCCGGGTACCCATCCTCAAGGCTTTGTTAGCACCCTTGAGAGCACTCGGCATCATTCTTTCCCAACGTTTCCATGAGTCGGGGTTATCATCTTCAAGCGTTTTATAGACAGCATACGGTATGCCAAATACAGCACCACCCATAGCCGCCAAGGTGCGGCCCAGCTTCTCATCGGGCTTACCAGCTCCGAACATTTCCTGCGTACCCGGTACAGGGCGGCCCATGCTAAGCGAACCGCTGAGGTCTACATGAGGTATCGGGGCTCCTATCATGGAGAACAGGTGCAGCGGCCCAAGACCGTAGTAGCGGCTCATGCCATGCATCATCAAATCCGGGTTTTCGGAAAGCCAGCTCATATGTTCCTTCAACTGGCTTCTCAGGTACTCCCGGGTGTTGACTCTGGAGTTCTTGAGGCCCAAGGCTTCCCGGACATTCGAGCCACCCCAGTCAATAATGTCCATCAGGTTTTCCGCAAAAGGCAATCCTTGAAGCCCTGCCGTAAAGAGCAGGAGCAGCCACACTCCGATTGCGACCTTCGCCCCTTCACCGCCAAACAGGACGAAAGCCATATGCTGCATGAAGGTCCAGAACAGGAAGAACACACTCTTCTTACCTCGCATAAACTCCGGTCGATTCCACTTGGCATACTCAAACATGGTAGAACGTACCGCATCCCTACCTGCTATGAAGGCTCCCTCCATATCCCCGGGGTTGTTTTCCAGATGGAGTTCCACTGAAGCTATAAATGCTACCCGACGACTTGCCTTTTCTGTCAGGCGGAAAGGAGTAGCCCCGTAGTAGACAAGCCTTGAGGCAAATCTCTGGGCCTTGGTGGAACCCATTGCTCGCGCCAGCCCGCTTCCCTGCGAGGCTTCGGCAACCTCTACCGCCATAGACTCTTCCAAGAAACCATCCCGGATACCCCGAGCAATCAGATCATCCAATTCCCGGCTGAGGTGGATATTACTTCTGTTCTCCGGGTTGATGTTGAAACCTTTCCACGCTTTAGGAATGGCTTTTGTAAGAGCTGACATTGCCCTGACACTTCCGTACTGGTTTGACAGGTACGGGAATGTAACCAAAGGCACTTGGCTGAAGTTAACTAAAGCAGATTTTACATTGAAACCAAGGTAGAACATGAATCCCCAGCTTCGCAGGAAAGCCCATTCATCCTTGGGATAGAGAATGTAATCTTCGTGCCGCTTCAGCGCGTTACGGATTTCATCGAATCCCCGGGTATCCCCGCCGAAAGCCAAAGCTCCCATCTCTTCGTCCGTCACACCTACCCGGTGGTCCAGCTCTTTGCGGGCGGCTGCCATTTCTCTCTGGTAGCGGATTCGGGCCATGTGATTGGCTGCACTCTGCATATAGGAAGTGAACACCCGCTGGGCGTCACTACTCATACCGTCGATACCTCTGCGGCCTACCATGTGTTTGACGAAGCCTCGTCCGGGTGTCATTGCCAGAGAGATTTTCTTCAGTTGATTTTCCTGAGCTTCGGTAAGACCCATCTTCTCTCTCATACTCTCGAAGAGTGAGGGTGGAATACCGACAAAATCCTTGACGGCTTCGTCCAAGATTCCTTTGGTCATATGGAATCCATGACGTTGAAGAGTTTTGATCTCGTCTATATCAGCCAGCAGATTCTGCTCACGGGCGTTCTCGGCAGTAGCAAAGTAAATCAGGTCGCCCGCCTTGTAAGTTTTTCCCTGATAGTTAATCTCGTGGGGAGCAACCACAGTAATTGTATACTTGCCAAAACGCTTATACGGGAAGTAATCTCTACGCTTCAGTGTGTGGAACTCTTCGGTCGTGTTTTGCCACGCAGCAAACAGGGTTTCATGCTCTTCCGGGGTAAGCTGGTAACCTTCCAACAGGTTTTGACGACGCTCAATGATGTGCGGAAGGGTTGGGTCTACACTTTCAGGTCCGGCTGCTACCCACGCATCGGTCATGACTTCTATGTTAGCGGGGTCTATATTTGCTACCAGACGACTGGCTTGTTCCACCAGACGAGTCCGCTCTACTCCTTTTATGACATCTTTCAGCTGTGTCAGTACCTTGTCTACCATCTCATTTACAGCGTTGATTTCGTCACCTGTAACTCCGATCCGCTGGTAGATGCGTGCGCGATCCGGAGCTGATACTTTGGGATCGTGTCCGGCTGCGGCGTTGGCATCTGACTGGGCTGTGATTTCAAAAAGGGCTCGGCCTACCTTGTTGGAGAAATCTTTGCCCCCCTTGTTCCACTCTTGAAGGAGTGAGTCTGTCTTGGCAATAACAGCACTCTTGGCCCCAAACCAGTTGGTGACCACATCAATATATTTCTTCACCTCTGGCAGGTTATAGGTTTTGGCCAGCTGTTCGAGGGTGAGGATTCGGGTAAAGACTTTGGCTTTCCACAGGGACGAGAAGCGGTCTATTTCCTCTACGATATCTTGGGAAGCTCCCAATGATTTGGCATTCTTGGCTGCTCTGCTCAAGCCAAAGACTCCTTGAGCTACATCAGGAATAGCCAGTTTTTCATCGGCAGCAAGTTGCCGGGAATATCTATCCAGTAGTCTTTCAAGCTGTCTAAGTTGTTCTTCCCACTTGGAAACTTGAGAACTGAATATTGCGTTAACAGGACCGGCTTCCCTGCCTTCACTGTCAGTAAGGTAGCCATCAGCCATAGCTATAGAATCATTGTAAGCTTCAGCCATCTCAGCATCTTTAGTATTGGCAAAACGCATCCGGTCTTTAACTACTTCAACCTCAAGCGCTTTATCACCTTTACGATAAGCTACATAGCGTTTAACTGCATCCCAAGCTTCTCTCCAACGTTTTATGTTTTCTTTAGATTCTTTGATTTCTGTTTTGTAAGACGCTACTAACTCTCTACCCGTTTTCAGGTGGCGTTCCCAAGCAGCGTCATCAATATAAGAGCCGTCTTTACGATAACGAGTGCGGGTTCTTTCGGTTCCAAAGTGATCTGTATAGGTAACACCTTGGGATTTTCCACCTTGCTGTGCTTGGGCAGCTTCCAGTGGGTTTGCCATCTCGAAGGTGGCTGCTCCATTGAGGTGGTCTCTCAGACCTTGCAGAATGAAAGAGATGTCAGTGTCGTTGAGGCGCAGGGTAAGACCCATGCGGCGTAAAGCGTTACGGACCAGTGCGTAGAGTTTCTTGAGGAAACTCATATTATAGGCACTGGGATTTTCGGCAGCGTGAGCTATTACCTCTTCAGCCATCAGATCGGCTACTTTCGGATTACTCTTCATGGCCTCAAGCTGGTCACGTTCAAGAGCCCGTTGTTCCATTGCTTCTTTCTGGGACTTCTTGACCAGATTGATTATGCTACGATAGGCAGTATTACCAAGAGACCGGAGACCACCATGACCTACGACCTCATGGAGATACATGGAGATAGCTTGCTCTTCGCTGGTGATTTCACTCAGGAAGAAATAAGACGTTCCACGGGAACCATCGGCTTTGGGGATATGCAGACCTTGAGTAGTGAATCCACTCATAGCATCTCGGGCACGTATGGTAGACGCCAGCTCGATGTTGTCCATCTCGGCAATGTGATCGAGGATGACTATGTTACCTTCGTCCTTGACCCGTACCTTCTCGATAGCACTTAGAAATTGCTTGCGGGTAAAACCCCGACCGAGAATAGTCTGGGCATAGCCTCCTTGGGTGAAAGAGGGGTCTCCCTGTAAGGCTTTCAACCGATCTCGGAAGTCCCGCTCACGCTCCTTCCGGACCTTTTCAATGAATCGGGCATCTCGTTCGGTTTCTGTCAGGGCTTCAGCTTCTGCCTCCAATTCGAGGGCCGCAGATTCCTGATCGGCAGCTTTCTGGATTTGATCTCCACCTTTAGCTTTTGTTTCGAGGCGTTCCAGTTTTTCATATTCAAGTTCACTGAGGCCTTCCATTTCCTCTTTACGGCGAAGCTTGGCAAGAAATCTTTTCTCTCCCGGAGAGAGGGCAGCATCTTTCTGACGGACTACATCTGAAGTAGGAGTATCCAGAAAACCCGGAGACTGGACGCCTAGCTTTTCGGCAATCTTGGTCATCTTGGTTTCCAGCTTCTTGATGCTGGCCGTAGCAGTTGGTTTCAGGGTGCCTGTCTTGGCCCATGATTCCTGTGCGCTAAGAAGTCCCTGCCGGATGTCCCACAGGGTACGGAAAACAGCATCGTTCCTCAGGGTTTGATACTGCCCCAGATTTTGTTTGAGGTTGGCCAGTTCTCTTCGGGCCTTGGCCTTGGCTACCTCGAAATCGGCAATCTTCTGCTCTGCTGAAAGTTCTGACGCAGTAGTAAGGGTCAGGGACTCCATAGGCATATCAAGATCAACCGTCTGGGCTGAACTATTGGAGAGAGCCTTGACCTTCTTGGCCTCCTGTACCGGGGTTTCCGGGGAGGTAGAAGGAGTCTCATCCAGTTGGGCATTGAATTTTTCGGCGGCCGCAGCGAAATCTTCCCGGGCAGTCGGAGTGAGCTTGGTGGGGTCCGGGGGAGCCGAGGGTTCTTCTGTACCCTGCGGGGGCTGCTCCGGGGTTATTGGGGCTGCTGGGGGAGTTTCTGGAGTAGTTTCAGTTTCTGTACCTTGCCCCCCAATGTCTGGTTCTGGCTGAGTAGTTCCATCTGCTCTGGGCCGGAAGAATCCACCCGCTCCGCCAAATACGAAACCGACGAAACCTCCAGTAATACCTGAGTCAAGTAGTCGGGCTTTCGCTTCGTCCCCCAGAGAATCGTATTCTTCGTCTACGGTTTTCCGGGCGGCAATCGCCAGAGCTTCTTGCATTACTTCTGTACTGGCTTCAGTAAAAGCAGCTGTAGCGCCTACAGCCCCCATTCTCTTTGGCCGGGTCATCTTAGCCAGAGCCTGCTTGTAGTTGCCCATCAGCTTGGATGCTGTGGGGGCTCCTACCCTGAAGTAGCTCATGGCTGCAATGGGCAGCAGGGCTTCCAGAGAGCCAGCAGCAGTACCGAAAGCTAGGGCTGAGCCACCTTCCAAGGGAAGACCTTCTTCGATGCGTTCACCGGTAATTCCTCCAGTTTCCAGAGCACTGGCTCCTGCGGTGATACCCCCTACAGCTCCCCACTGGGCCATCTTTTGACCGAGGAAGTTGAGAGCAGTCTTCTCAAGACCTTTCTTGGCAGCAAGCCCCAGAATGCTACCAGCGCCACCAGTAAGAAGTACCGAGGCAATCACAGGTACCTGCTCTCCGAGGACTGAGGCAGCCCATGACACGAACTGGCCGGGGGTGTCTATCTGATCCCACGAGGGGACCTCAGCAGCGTACTGCTGGGCTTCTTGGGTAAGCCTTTGGTAGTCAGCTATACGCTGAGCTGTGAACTCGTCAGCGCCTGTTATATCGCCCAAGGCTGCCCCAGCTCCATGGAACAGGGCTCTGGTCTGGAGAAGTCCCCGGGATAGTCCCTTTGAAAATTCTCCGGGTTGGGATTCGGGCTCACCTATACCCAACCGGCGTAGTCGAGCATCGAGGTCTACACTTATATCAGGTAGACCGCCGTCCTCGGTTATACCGAGCCTATTAAGTCTGTCTTCCAGTCCGCTCATTAGCGAGTGTCGTTTCTACCACTTCGTCCTGATGGAATCCCAAATCTACCTTCGGGTGAGGGCATCTTTGGAGCTGTCTTGGTTGGAGATGGCGGGGTTGGAATAGCAAAGCGGCCTTCACCAGCCCTGCTACGTTCTGCACCAGCCTTAGCCTCTCTCCGCGCTTTACGGGATTTCTTCTTTTCTTCCTCAGCTTGCTCCTGACCCTTCTTCTTGGCTTCGGCAGCTTTCGACTGGGCAGCCAGTTTACGGGCAAAACGAGCCCCGGTAGCCGGACCATAGTCTTTTACCAGATCACCAATCAAAATGTTGGCTTCACGATCTCGTCCAGTTGCAGCAAACTCCAGAGCCTTATCAATCGCAAGATCAGCTTCTGCATCATGCTGGCGGAAAGTTTGGGTTCCCCGACCTCGAATGCCCTTGATTTGATTGGACACTCGACGAAGCATCTGGTTAATACTGTCTACGTTGACCTCGTCTGCTACCTGAACCCAGCTGTCAACGATCCCGGCAACCAGTTTGAGGTCGTCTTTATCCCGTTCATCCTTAAGCTTCTGGGCTTCAATATCCAGCATTCGATCTTTATAGGCTTCATCAATATCCATTTCCCGGTCGCCTTGTCCCAGCTTACGTTCCTCACGACCTACTGCACCCGCAGCAGCGCGTTCTGCTTTGAGCTGTTCCAGAGCTTGCTGAAGCGCCATACCAGTCTGACCAGCCGGGGTTTGTCCGGGTTGGATTGGCTGCATAAGGGAAGTACCAAGGTTTATCATGGCACTGTTCAGCATTGGATCATTCTGGAATTGCTGATTGAATGTATTGTATCCCTGAGAAATCCGCTCCAAGATTCCGGGTTGTGCCGGAGGCATAGGAGCTTGGGGCATAGGAGCTTGGGGGGCAAGGGGAGCCTGTCCCATCCCGCCTTGGGCTTGGATAAGAGCCAATAATTCTTCGGGAGTTTGCATTGGATTTGCCATGTTTAACCTCCCAATCCCGGTAGAGGTCCGGGTTGATTCATACCGGTATAGTTCGGTAACCGGCTCGGATTCATGGTATAAGCTCCGTAGTTGGTAGGTGCAAAGTTCTGACCTCCTCCCGGGAAGCTAAGCTGATTTTGCAGGCCAATACCACTGAGGGCTCCCCCAATACCGGCCATAAGCGGATTATGCTGGGGTGCTGCTCCGGTAGAAGTGCCTGTAGTAGAGCCTCCCATATTACCGGAAATCAGATTCTGGTAATTACCCAGACGTTGTAGTGGTTCATTCAGCATCTGCTGTTGCAGGTTCTGACGTTGAGCACCCACGTCTTGCATGATCATGGAGGGGTAGAGTGCATTCTGTATCGCATTGGTGGTCTGGCCGGAAGCCCCGAGCATATTTGCAAGTTGCTGCTGATAATTCTGCATATAGGCTTGCGTAGCGTAATCCATAGCGCCCCGGGTAGCCCCTTCAATTGCACGACCTTGGGCAATACCTTGTCGGGAAGACCCTACATTACCGGTTTGGGTAGCGCCTGACTGGATTTGAGGCATTACATTTTCCATCAGGTTCTGGAATACCTGACCGATACCACCCTGAACAGTAGCAGCCAGATAAGGATTGGATTCGGGATTAAGCATTCCCGGGTTCAACATCATACCAAGAGCACCCCCTTGCTGTGCGATCAGGGGGTTGTTGGCTGCCGTCATTGCCATATTCTGGCCTTGGGTCTGGAGCGGATCAAAACCAGCAATCGTAGAACCGGGCCGGTTCAGGTAACCCGATGCCCCGGAGATCAGAGGGTCAAAGCGTTCATCCTGTCTCCACGGGGTATTCGTACCACCGGTAGAGGTCGTTGGAGCTTTACCCCCACCACCCAAAAGTCCGCTAAGCCCGCCAAGAATTGCGCCTATAGGAAATGCCATTATTCAATACCTCAGAGTTTGGTCCATGTTGACCCGTTATATTCATAAACACCAGCGCCAGAACCGGGATTCCAGTTGGTTCCGTCTGCTCGTGCAATGTCCCCTTTTCGGGGCCTGTCGGGTACCACATTGCTTTCTGTGATACGAACCCGAGGTACTTCCAGATATTCTAACGCAGCTGAGATTCTTTGTAACTCCTGTTCTATCCAAATGGGATCATATTCTCTCGGTGGATTGGTAACTCGGTAGCCCTGTGCCATTATCTCAGCCCTATTGAATCAATATCTACTGTATAGCCCGACATTCTCCACGGATGGGTATTGCTGGATTCTACAAATTTGATGGCAAAATACTTCCCGTTTACTCGGCAGTCCACCCGGTCCTGTGTAGCTGGATCGTAGGTGTAGGGCCCTGTCCACGTAATGCTGTCTTCCAGTCGGTCTTGCCAACCCACATAAATGTCGAAAGTGACATCACCGGTAATCTCTATGTGGGGATATATAGCTCTCAGGAATTTTCTGACAGACCCATCAGAGAGGGGATTGCCATACTGATCTAACTGGCCGGTGAAAGAAATTCCAGTCCGTTCCATGTAGGAATCGTAGCTTGTACCGTCGAACGTATAATCATCGTCGATGTGCAGGAGGCGAGTACCAGCCGGGTCTGCCCCGACAAGTTGCCACTCTGCCGGATTCAAGGCTCCTTCACCAAAAGTTCCAGTATCATTGTCGAAGGTAGTTCCAGAGGAACTATCGAAAGAAATAGCTGCGGCTGTGCTGGTTGCGACTTGTCCGTAGTTTATATGGGCCATATCATCCAAATCCCGGATGGTCCACGTATTGTCACTCCAATTCCAGATGAGGGCTTTGTTGCAGTAGGTAGTGGCATGGCCGGTCTCAACAAAACAAATCCACATTTCCTTAGCCACGTAGTTAGGTACTACAAAAGTATTCAAATAATAGTCGCCATGAATCGTATTGTAGAGCCATCTCCTCATACGTTCGTTGATAACTGATTCAGCTTGCTGGCCATTGAAAAGAAACACATCGTTGGTTCCTACCACGAAATGCCGACGATAGAACTCAGCTACACAACGGGGAGCCAGTATTCCAGTGGTGTTGAGAATGCCGTCAAATCTGAAGATATAGGCACCTCCAATATATTGCATTGACCAAATGGCATCTTCCTTGTAGATAATGTTGGTATCGCCTACAGGGAGACAGTCCAGAATATACCCACCGGTTTCAGCGAGACTGTTTTCTCCCGCTTCTACTGTAGCGTCTGTCTCATCCCAACTACCGGGTACTGATCCCGGATCGGCCTGATCACTCCACTTCACGGTATAGGGATAGCGGGTACCACTCTTTGTAACGTCTACGGCTATAAGATAGTTCTTGAAAGGCCTGATAATCTTGGTGTAAGTACTGGCAGGCCAGTTAGGTAAATCCTCAAAACGGCTGTTACCGCTGTTCCAGCTTTGGGGTGGATCAGTAAGATTATTATGGTTGAGGATTGGAACCCCATTAAAGACACCACCACTCCAGATTGGTCGAGTACCGGCTGTATAATCATCGTCGCCGGGGCTACTAGTGTACCGGGTTACATTAGTGTGGGTGCCAGAAGAGTTAACCATATAGATGGTTGCTGTGCTTCCATAAAGCCAGAGGTAGCCAGAAGCAGCATTCCAAGGCATGAGTCCGTGGGGAGCTACAGTCGGACTGGCCCAGATTTCAGTCTCACCCCCCATCTTGATAATACGGCCTTCGGTAAACCGGATATTGTTACCGTCTGACCATTCCTTCGGGTCAAGTAAATCCGAGGCTTTGTCACTGACAATGCCTTTACGGCCAATCTCTGAAAGACGTATCTTACTCATCACCCATCGTACGATCTTTATTTGCTTCCCTGTTGGCTATGTCATTACGCCATACCCGATCTTTACCCTTGGCAGCTTGATTGTAAAAAACAGCAGCCTGTTGATCACTCTGCTGGTATTGAGCGGCTATAATAGCTCCCACCTCTCCAAGGAACCAATCTCCGGCATACTTAAGCCAGTTGTTCTCGATGTTTGCAGCATCCCCATAAGTGCCTGCCAGAGAAGTATCCTTGGCGTAATAACGCATCTTTATGGTATAGGTATCATCCGGGGTTGGAGATAGCAGGAAGTAATCCCCGGCTATGTCATAAGCAACAGGCTTACCCGCTTCTGTATTGGCAGCTTTTATGGAATCCCAATCGTCTTTGTCCAACTCAATCCAAGGATCGTCTGCGGTAGAATCGTAAAGATAAAGAGTTCCCTCCTCCCATTCTTGCAGGAAGTCAGTAGGAAGCTGAAGCCGCTCGTCATCTGCTACAGTAGTTGTAGTTGTAACTTCTGATACTAGCCAGAGAGGTTTCAAGGTGCCTTGTTCAAGAATATGCTCTTGTACAAACACCATTTCATTGATGATTTCATCCCGCAAGGTTGTATCGTTACTCTTGCCCAATCGTTGCAGAATAATATCGACTATACTATCTCGTGTCATTTTTACATTCCCTCGGTAATGGTCTCCGGGCGATTACATCCATATTACAGTTGTGCCTGCGAATAACTTCAGACTGCTTTCGTGAACGAATAGCGAGGTCTTTCCACTTCCGGCCTTCCAGTTTAGGGTCAGGTATACGCTTGGTCAGCTCATCATTTACCAGACGGGGATGAACTGTGCACCCCGCCAAGCTCAAGAATAGTGCTGTCAGGCATATCAATATTACTGCACCCCGTTGGATCGGATGCTTTTTCGATTCGCTCAACACTCTCTTTAACCTCCTGCTCGTGTTTGACATTCCCGGCCTTGATGTCACCGAGGTCCTTCAACTCCCGTTTGTCTTCCTTGAGAGCTGAGATTGTAACCTTGCTAGCCTGATAAGACATTCCCATGTAGAAAGCTCCCGCAAGGGCAAGCATTCCTATTCCAATCAGATATATTTTATTCATGCTCTATCCCGGTAAGCTTCGGCTCCCTTGGCAACTCCCTCTTTAGCTACATAGGCTCCAAAGGTCATAGTAAATACCCCAATGACATCAACTGCCCTAAACGAAGGGTCTACAGCATACAGAACAGCTGCAAACAGGTTAATAACCATTCCATACTGGAACGTGGTTGAGTCGATTAGGCGCTTCTTGCTTAAGTTGCTCAAAATAGAATCCTCAAATCCGGGTAAGGCGAGGGAATCTTGCCATAAGTATAGGCAACATGATCTTCACCCTCAAGAAATGTCAGGATGTCAGAAACTACCAAGGCAATCCTGTGTCTAATGCCATCTTGTTCATAGACATGACGACCCAATCTATAGGAATAGGTCTCGTTCCAGTTAGAGGGAAGCTCCCAATACAGAACAGAAAGAACGGTGACGTTCACGAGAATATCAGTTACTGCTGAGATCGCCATTGAGACAGCCCATGCCACTGAAAGAGGATAGAGAGCAATCTTATAGGTGGTAGAGCGTTGAGTCAGTTCGAGAAGCGCCTGTCCCCACTTCATCAAGAAGCCGAAAGTAAAGAACCCGCGAAGAACAAAGGGAAAGGCAATGCCAACTATAATGTATTCAAGTGTCATTTTTCCTCCAGTTCAAAATGAGGTAAGTCGTGGAAATTCTGGTCTTTTACTTCCATGTCTCCATCCCAATCAGCTCCGCAGCGAATGTTAATACCGAGCTGACTAGCAATACCGCGAACAATCCCGACAAACATATAAAAGCGGCGAGTATCGTCCCAATCAATAGGATAGGGAACAGCATCAACTGCCCTAGATGGGAATGAGTTATGCTTTGAGTTAGGAAACTGAACCTTGGATTTTCCTTCCGCATAAAGTTTGGTTTGCCTCTCTTCATTACGATGCCCCTCAAGAATGCTGCAATCGTAGTACTTAATGACTTCATTGAAAAGACGTTGTAAGTCGGGATGACAAGACCCCAGATTCATCTTTGATTTTGTTCCAAAACTAGGCATGAGGCCCCCTAAAGAGTAAGGATCAGGTTTCCAGCTGCCCGGTAGTAGATTCGCATTTGCATAGAATCTACTCTGACGTACCAAGGTCCCGGGGTAGCTGCCTGTACAAACTGGACTTTGAATCCAAAATCAGAGGCTTCTACTTGGGCAGAAGTTAAAGACAATCCCCATTGGTCTGTCTGGCCCCCATAAGTAATCCAATCATAGGTACTATCATTTACCGCAGTTGGTACATCCTTGGCATCCCCTGTTACAGACCCACCAACAATAAGTTTTACGTCATCATCATTAACAGTATTGCCGGTCTTATAAGCCTTTACCCGGGCTTCCACTCCCCAAATCCAAGTAGGGTCACCCGGAAAGGAGAAGCCAAAATTTGTAACCTCAATGGTATCCGTAAGGTCATACACTTCTACTTGCAAAAGACCTGTCCCAGTACCATCTTCAGCCAGAACATTGCTAAGTAAAGTCCAATGGTATGAACTGCCATTGTAGGTAGTATTGACAGTACCCGGGTCTGTCCAGTCGGTTACCAGTATCTCACTCATCTCTTCTTCTCCCCTCTTACACCGCCGAGTGGTTGAGGTTGGTGGCAACGCAGGAGATTTTTCCGTGGGATTTGATGATCCCGAGGAAGTCTTGGACGTTAGTATCCACCGTAAGAGTAGGACTATCATTATCAATCCCACTAAGAGTAATGGTATAACCTCCGGTGTTATGTATTGCCAAAGTTGCTTTGTCATTGGTGTTTGCACTCGCTATCGTCAGGGTTATATTTGAACTGACTTCAATGATATGCAGTTCTGCGTCTTCCAGATCAATCTGGGTACTGACACTCAGGGTTCCCCAATCCTTGACCCTGAAAGCTTCCATTTCGGCATCGACAAAGGCCGTAGTAGCAATCTGGGTTGTACTTGTTCCAACCGAAGCCGTAGGTGCAGCCGGGGTACCCGTAAAAGTAGGACTTGCTACAGCTGCCTTTGCATTTAGCTGAGTCTGGATTGCCGAAGTAACTCCACTAACATAGTTCAATTCTGTCGTAGTGACTGTTGCTCCATCCAGAATATTCAGCTCAGCTGGAGTAGTAGTAACTGCCCCATTAATACTGGGAAAAGTCGTCTTCAGAATTGCTTTGATCAGACGTAGATGGTCATCAGCCGTTGCCCGATCATCCGTACCCGGAGGATTGGTAGAGACCAAGTCGCTTATGTAACTACCAGATTCAAGACCCATCGGAGCCCTCCTGTTCTTTCAGCAGTTTGGTTAGTGCGGCAATCACCCGCAAATAGTTCGGGGCTTCAACCCCTTGAATCTGGACTCGCTGTAAAAAAGCCAAAGTCATCTGTATCTCTTCTTTAGTCATTAGTTTGGAACCCTCAAAACTTTATAACCAGACCCACCTGAATCATCTGCACCGACAGAAACCCTAACCAGTGCTCCAGTATCTACATCCCAGACAAGCATCCTAGTATTTCCAGCCGTACTATCGCCATCAAACTGGCTAGCATCTCCGGCTTGTGAAGTTAGTGTAATATTAGAACCAGACTTAAAAGTTCTAAGATTTAATTTGCCAAGATTATAACCCCAACTTATAATAGCACCTTGAGCCATAGAGGGAGACCCAAAATTGTAAGTACTCGCTTGAGCATCTCCCCCTAGAATACTTATTCCAGTTGCGGTGTACTTTTCTACAACGATACCATCTGCATTAGTCGGAGCTGTTACTGTTCCTGCACTGGAAGTGTGAACGTGGAGGGTACCATCAGGATTACCTATTCCTATGCCCAGCCATCCATTCTCGTCAAATCTTGCTATCTCGCTGTCTGAACCCAATCCCCTGAATACTATTTGGCCCGCAGAAGTAGATGCTGTGCTAATAGTTAAGGCTGCGTTGGTATAATCCCATCGCACATAGGCCCCTACTGCACTAGATGGAGTACCAAATGCGTAATAACTTTGGCTTGCATCTGGGCACAACAACGTCATACCAGTAGTCCCGGAATTTTCTACTACTAGATCGTCAACACTGGAATTAGCAGTAACAGTGCCAGCAGTAGCGGTGTGGATATGGAAGGTTCCATCAGGAGAGACTGAAGTAGAGCCGATGATTCCTGTGGTGCCTGCTTCAAATGCCCCGGTTGCACTTAAGGTTGTAAAGGCCCCTGCGGCGGGGGTTGTACCTCCTATTGCAGCACTATTAATAGTTCCACCGGTTACTGCAACCGCACTTCCAATTGCAGTCCAGAGTTCGGCAAGAGTTTCAGGCCCCCCCAGAAGATCATGAATAAAGGCATCGACTTCATTAAGCCAATCAGCTTCGATTATAGTTTCTTCAGAGACAAAATTAGTAGTTGCCATTTCAACTCCACGAACTGCTGGTCACAGAAGTAGCTATCCAGTTAGCATAAGAAACTTCACTGTCTGCTACAGCTAAGCCTGCTACTGCAAGACCAGCAATAGCTATACGATTTATGCCCGGACGTGCTGTCCATGTACTTACTGCTTCATCTTCAGGAGACCAACTCATCAACCGCCCCCATGTTTAAAAAAGAAGTTGTAAACTGCAAGACCTATGGCTGAAAGAAACGAGATTGCTCCCCAGCCAAACACCTGCGTCTTGATCTTTTCCCAGCGCTCTTCTTTACGCTGTTCCCGCTTAAGAAGAAGTGCTATATAGTCATGATGCTCTTGATGGATTTCATCAATGATAGTCCTGTTTTCATGAAGAACTTCTCGTAAAGCTTCAACAAGCTCAGATTTTTCCATTACTTCAACCCTACAAATTTTGGCACTGTCAGGTAATCCTCTAACAGATTAATAGTGTTCTGAGAGACCGCAGTTACTGTGCCGCTTACAGAAAATTCCACTACTACACTTTTTGCCGCTGGCAAATTTGTAATGGATGCCAAGTTAAAGGTAGTCGAGTAGTGCCCGCTACCAACTTCAGAAAGAGTTTGCTCTTTCGTGGTCCACCCCGAAGTTTTGAAGGTGACGTCGTTAAAGTCCAGATAAGATGTGCTGTCCAGAATATTCCTGACAGAAGCCCTAACCGTAAGGCCGGTAACACCGCCTGTATCGCTAGTAACCGCCAAGCTTAATGGAACTGCCGTATCTGTCCTCGTAATAACCAATTCATCCCCCACAATGATCTGGGCTGTTACCTGTAATCCGCCAACAATTGTTGCTGAGAATGTTGACAGCGTAAGGGCATCTACAGTTGCACTGACAGTAACGTCTAATGCCAACCCGGCAGAATACTCTGTAAGTAACAGGGTATCTGTAGATGCTAGGATGTTCTTAGCAGCGTTTACATTGGCTGCGAGGGCGGTAAGGACAAGGCTGTCCTTTGTAGCAGAAACCGCTTTATGGAGGGCAATTCCCGCTGAATACTCGGTGAGAGTCAGGATCGCTCTGGTGGCATTGACCTCGGTGTCTACCGCAGCCAGCGATATGGTCGCATTATACTCAGTAAGGGTAAGTGAGGCCAGTCCAGCCAGTACATTAATTTCAGTGTTAACAGAGGCTGAATACCCTGTGAGGGAGAGAATATCTACCCCAGCCTGCACATTCTTAGGCAGCTGAATCGTAGCTGGATATTCTGTAAGAGTCAGAGCATCGGTGCTAGCAGATAAACTGGTTTCAGCGTTTACCGTGGCCTGATACTCGGTCAGTGATAGCGCATCTACGCCAGCATCAATACTGGTTTCAGCGTTAACACCGGCTTGGTACTCAGTCAGCGTGAGGGAGGCAACTCCCGCGCTTACATTGACATTCGTTGTTAAATCGACCGTGGCCTGATAGGTTGTCAGGGTAAGACTATCAACCCCTGCCGAAATCCCAAGAGGCAGCGTAACTGTCGCGTCATACTCAGTCAGCGTTAAAGCAGCTACCGTGGCGGATATGCCAAGCGGGAGAGTGACTGTCGCTGCATATTCAGTCAGGGTTAAAGCGTCAACCCCGGCGGTGAAACTTGTCTCTGCG